TAAATATGGTGTACGCATAGATGGATCTTCAGTACCTAAAGGTGATGTTCGCTTGGATGCTGTACAAAAACTAAACTACATACATCGAGTGATTGGCAGTAATTATACGAATATCCTACAAAAGATATGCGGTGAAGGGTTTACACTTAAACAATATAGCCACATGAACGCTATATCGCCTCGCAAAGCCTCTAGGATGCTCAAAGAAGGCTTACATTTTGCTCTTGAACCCCTGGGCCTCGCTAAACGCAGACATACTATTCGTGACTAGAAAACGCATAGACTATTCACTATTACCCCTTGCTAAGAAAAAAACTATTCGATCACGAAAACACTTAGCTTTTGTTAGATCATTACCTTGTTCTGTTTGCAAGACCGACTATTCGGTGGCAGCTCACCATTTAACACACGCAGAACCTAGTGGTATGAGTAAAAAAACCAATGATAATTGGGTAGTACCGCTTTGCAATGACCATCACCATCTGCTGCACTTGCAAGGAGAAAAATCATTTTGGAAAAAATACAGGCTAGAACCTAAGATTTATGCTTGTTTGTTATGGGATAGAACCCCCTAGTCGAAACTAAGGGGTATGAGATGAGACTTTTGTAAGTCACAAGCTGTATATCAATATTAACCAGAAATTTCAATACATGACTGTTAAATTAGTTGTCGATAATAAGGCAGGCGATTGTAAATATTGCAAAAAAGGTGTCTATCGCGGCACAGACCTATTTATTGACCCATATCGACCATCGAGTTATTACCATAAAGACTGTTTTTTAGACATATTAAAGAAACATCCTCTTTATTTACATTTTACTGAGTAGGGGTATTGCTCGATGACAGGAAATCATCTACTAATTAGATAATGGGTGAAGTGAAAAAATACAAAATACCTCTTAAAGCTGACGAAGATGTTAGTGCTGATAACTTTCTTGATCTTGCCGACCATACTGAATTGACCAATCTTCTGTTTAAAACAGAGGAGTTGCAAGAATATGGCGATTTAGGTTTAAAATTGGCAGGGGCAATGTCTAGTCTGATCCTTGCACAAAAGTATTTACAGTTAGTGACCGCAGAGGTCATGGATGAAATGCCTTTATTAGATTATTATGTCAACGAAACGATACATTAAACTAGACGGACAAACTTTATCAGTTAATTGCATTGATTGGGATATTAAAGTTAGTAAACCAGACTTTAAATCGGCAGAAATGTGCGAAGAATATGGTTTATTCGAGAAAAGAAGAAATTTAATCACAGTTCAAGAAGGTACTGACTCCGTAACGGAGTTTAACACCGTATTACACGAAATAATTCATGGAATTGTTTGGCTAGGTACTCTAAATGCTAGTGGACAACCATTAGATACAGACGAAAAAGAGGAGTTAGTTGTAAACACCTTAACCAATTACTTAGTAGGTGTATTAAAACAAAACAAATGGTTTAGGGATTATTTGGTTCAATGCTTTGACAAAGCCGAGAACAAAAAATAACTTCTTTCCCTTGCCTGTCGTAATCGTAGGACCAACTTAATTGAGCTATTTTATTGTACCTGATCTGTTTCTTGCAGCTCTCGCACTTCATTTTTTTGAAGAGCCTTTTTAGCTCCTTCGATTGTGTACAGGTCATCACGCAATAAAGATTTTATTCGTTTCAATATGTCAATATCTTTTTGCCTGTAGTGTCGTTTGGTGTTTATTCTTAAGACTTTTAACTTGTCTATTTTGTTTTCCCAAAACCGCAATACATGGGGTTCTTCATCTAACATAGTGCAAACCTCTCGTATACTGTAAAATGTTTTACTCATAATCCACTCTCCCTTATTTTTTGTAAATCAATTTTAGATTGAATAATTAACTCTTTTATTTGATAAATAGTCTTTACAGCAAGCTGCTCACTACCATTTGTCTCAAAATGGCTTATTTTATCCGATATTTCATTAATTAATTCTTTCATTTTTACCCCCTTGAATACTAAAATTATTAATTCCAAGCGGTTTACTAAAGTCGATTAAGTTAGCAATAAACACACAAACAGTAGCCAACAAATGATGGTCTTTTTTAAATGAAAGTATAATATTTCTGTGTCTCTCACTTATGATTGATAAGGTTTCTTCATTTATATTAATTACATTATCTTCTTCAATTCGTGGTTCTAACATCGTTTTTCTCCTTTTTTATTAAATATTCAATTACTTTTTGCACACTTACTGGCACTTCAAAACGATATTTGGCCATATCTTGCAGCTCATCGTGTGTTTTCTTTGATACACTTACACTTTTAAAGTTGGTTATATCTGGCATTATTCCTCTCTTTCGATATTAAAATGGTTTATGATACTGTCGCTATTCAGCCTTAACAATTCGACCTCCGCTGAACACCAATCGGCTTTAATGTAATTGATTTGAAAATATACTACAAATAATAAAGCACACATTGAAACAAAACTAAATATTGTCCTCATGTTGTTTCAACTTCTTGAATGTCTAAGTCGTGCTTATCAAGTATATAATCCATAAGCATTATGTCCTTAGCGTCTTCATAGTCTTCTGCTTCAATAATTGTATTATAACTAATTGTTACTTCAAACTTTTTCATATTTACCCCCTATATGAATAATGGTGTTAAGTAATAAGCAAGTATGTGTAAACCAAAATACACAACAGCTACAATTGGCACGATATAAGAAAACTTCATTGTTTGACCTCCTTGTATTTATAATAATATATGCTTACCATAATATTTTTCCCTTTGTATTTCCTGACAAAATATATTCGTCATCTTCTTTTAATTTCTCTATGTAAAGGTAAACCTTTTCCGCCAATTCTTCGCTTAATCTTATTTCATAAGTAGAAAAGTTTGGTCGTTCAACAAATAAGCCCCATTCATTGATTTTCATTGTTGGACCTCCTTTTTTTTTGTATTAATGTAAATATCAACTTGACTTAACAACTCGTCAAGTGCTGCTTTCTTGTCAATAAGCTGGTCTGCATAAGCCTCCAGCTGAGAAACAGACATTTGGTCTAATTCTAAAGTTTTGTTCATTGTTGGACCTCCGTTATTTCTGCATTGTATAACATAGCTTGTTTAGTTGCTTCTTTAGTAGCTTCTTCTCGTGAAACTCCAAAAGCTCGACCAAAAACAATGCCCTCGTCACCTTGCCAATCTACAAGGTCAACATTGAATTTGTTATCTTGCCAATGTTTAGATATTTTAACTTCGTACATAATTAACCTCCTTATATTAAATTATAATGTTGAACGAAAGCTACGCAACTACCAAAAGCAATCACGCAGCTATTAAACCAGATAGTCTCTGACCATTCTTGTATTTTCTTAGGTAATAAATCAATCATTGTGTAACCTCCTTATTCATTAACACCTGCTCTATATATATTTTAGTTTGTTTATTTAGAGAATAATCTCTGTCAGAATCTGTATATGAAATCTCTACTCGATCTAATAAATCTTCTTTATTGTTATTTGTTAAAACTAAATTGCCTTTTTTTATTTGTTGTACTAAAGCATTTAGCATTAAAGAGTTCCAATATGCCAAACCCTGGCCACTATCAGTCGCAAGATAAAAACCTTCTCTCATAACTTGCTTATCTACTTTATTACTCATACTCATAATAAAATCATCCCACTTTTTACCTTCAAAATCATTCATTGTGTAACCTCCTTAATTTAAATCAGTTAAAATATAGTTACTAGCTTTGAAATCCTTGCCTGATATACCTAAAAAGATATTTCTATATCTTGCTGTAGTTACGCTATAATTATAAGCTCTTTTATCTAAAAATGTTTCCACTACATCACATCCTAGATGGTCATATATCTTCTTTGCTATAATAGTTTCATAGCTCTGAAGATACTCTACTTTATTTCCTTCTGGTGTTTCACTTGTGATAACAAATTGATTAGGCACTTTGTTTCCTCTATTACTTTTTATGTTTTCTACTTTCATATTATCATCTCCTTTGTTTGATACTGACTTAATTGTCTGTATCTCATTCCCCCAGACATCTGAGGGAATAAGTTAAAGACTATTTGTTTTGAAGCTGTTTATATTTAGATATATTAAAACCTTCTTTAGTATGACAATCTTTATACTTTGGATCTTCAAGATATATAGTTTCATTATTTACAATGATTACTAATTTACCATCATCTGTAATTTGTATCGGTGCAGTATTCATAGTTCATCTCCTTTGTTTAATTGTTAATCAAAGTTTAATCATATTCATTAAAACAATACAACACATATTAATATATATTATGATAGTTTATTGATTGGTGTTCTTGTTCTGTTCCTATTTAGCTTGAACTGGTCAGTATTTCCGCCAAAAGCTCAAATAATAACCTTGCAAGCCCTCCTTGTCTCTCCTTTACCTATAAGAGAATACTAATGAGCTTTATAATGGATCATTGATAATGATGGATGATGAGGTCTATATTAGTATAATCTGTACACACATTACCAAACATACAAAAACAAATAATAAAAGTATTATAATACTATAATTCATCTCATATGTTGTAATTATGCAACACCAATTACATAATTTTACATAATGTACATTATACGAATAAGGATGATGGGGGTTTTATAGGATTGACCATGCTAAATTATATGCAGGCGGGTGTTGACAATGTCATAACCTCTATAACCAGACACCAATATTCATAAAGGGGGGGTTTATAAATTAAAACCTCACAGAGGCTTAAATATAGACATATTGAAAACCCATATCAACGGGGGTACCAAAATAGGTAAATCAAGCTGTATGGTACCTTAAAACGCATTTAACGGTGCATTGACATTTAGTTAATTATAGCCTAGGCATAATATATGGAACTTACACTTAAATTCTCTGCGGCACCTGCGGTGCTATTTTTAGAGACCCAACTGCCAATAAGGGCGGTCAAAGACCTTAATAAGTACCTAGATGAACGCCATAATAAGGGTGCAGAATCATTTGCTGGTAAGCTTGTGGGTCAAATTAGTCATGGTGAGCAGCTCAAGATAGACCACACAGATCCTTTAGTTGATCCTTTTACAAAGATTGTTGCAAATATGTCACAGTCATACCTAGGGCAGTTTAGTCGGATGATAGGGGTAGAACCCTTAAAGCGGATACCACACGTACACAGTTTATGGTCAGTACACTCGTATGAACGTGATTATAACCCTGTACACGATCATGGTACCGACACAATTATGGGCTTGTCATTTACCACATGGACAAAGATACCGAAGCAGATATTAGATAAAGATGACTACGACAGCAGTAAACTGGTCGAAGCAAGCGGTATAGCCGATGGGTTCTTACAGTTTCACTTCGGACAAACAAGCTCTCGTGGATTAGAAGAATTAAGGCCTCCATTCTCAAGGATGGTAAAGCCAGAGGTGGGTAAGCTGATTATGTTCCCTTCATGGTGTCAACACTGTGTATATCCCTTTGAGGGTAAAGGTGAACGCAGAACAGTCGCTGGCAACCTAAATATGTTTCCAACTGATGCAGTGTGACCACAATAACTGAAGATATTCAAAACTGGGCTATTGAACACGTTGAAAAACCAAGAGATGGTTTCCCTATCTGTCCTTATGCCAAACAGGCTCGGTTGCAAAACCAAGTCACTATTGAGGAAGTAGAGTCCGAGAGGTTCTTAGAACGCTTATGCGAATTAGCAGGGGGTTTTAATAACACCGACAAAAAGCTTTCAATCATCGCTTGTGGTGATATGGAAGTAACACCAGATACTTTATACGACTATGTTCATGCTTTAAATCATGTCTACGTGCCTTTAAATACATATTTGATGGCCTCATATCCTGACGATGAAGACGAACCGTTTTTATCAGGGGATTGGGAGCCAGTGAATGAATTCTTTATGGTACTTATCCAGCCATTCAAAGAACTAGAGACTGCATCAGCAGCTCTAACTAAAATTGGATATTATAACAACTGGAGTCAGGAATATTACGCTGACACAGTAAAACTAAGACAATCATACAGGAGGCTATATGGCAAAAGGAATGAAAAAACGTGCAAAGAAGAAAACTATGAAAAAAGGAATGAAAACAGCAAAGAAAAAGACCAATAAGAAGAAAAAAGGTCTTGTAATAATGATGGGCTAATGGCTAAAAAAGCAGTACCCACAAATAAAGCCTTGTATTCACGTGTCAAGTCAGAAGCAAAGAAAAAGTTTAAGGTATACCCTTCAGCTTATGCTAACGCTTGGCTTGTACGTACATACAAGAAACGTGGTGGCGGTTATAGGTCATCATAATGGCTAAACCAACAGGAGGATTAACTGCGTGGTTTGGCAAAGGGCCAAAAGGAGACTGGGTAGATATTGGAGCTAAAAAAAAGAACGGTAAGTTTCAAAAGTGTGGGCGTAAGTCTGCATCAGGCTCAAAGAGAAAATACCCTAAATGCGTACCTCGATCTAAAGCACGAGGCATGACCGCTGCACAAATTAAGTCAGCGGTATCAAGAAAACGATCAAAAGCACAAGGAGTTGGTGGTAAACCAACCAATGTTGCAACTTTTGCAAAAAGGAAAACAAATGCCAAGAAAACTAAGTAAGAAACAAAAAGCACTTGCAAGTGTTGCTAAACCTCGTAACAAAATTACAGGTGCTGACTTTAAAAAACTTAAAAAGAAAAAAAGGAAATCTAAAGGATTACTGGCCTAATGGCTATTACGTATAGAGGGGAACGCTTCAGTGGGTACAATAAACCAAAACGTACCCCAGGTAAGTCTAAAAAGTCCGCTGTATTGGCTAAAGAAGGTAAAAAAGTAAGATTGGTCAGGTTTGGTGACCCAAAAATGTCCATAAAAAAGAACATACCTGCTAGACGGAAGTCATTTCGTGCTAGGCATGGGTGTGATAAAGGTAACATAAGCAAATTAACAGCTAAATATTGGAGCTGTAAAGCATGGTAATATGAAACAAAAAGATATAGTTAGAATTTTAAAAAATTTACAACGTAAAGCACGGACTCAAACACCAAGATTGAAAGATGCAAACTTTAATCGCAAGAGTAGACTTGGTAAAGGTGTTACACCTAAGTATTTTGGTCAGTCTATTGCACAAATAATGAAAAAAAACTTTGGAAAAGGAAAAATAACATGAATCAATTTAACAAATTAGTAGAATGGTTACAAAGTTATCAAATGTGGTCAAAAAAAGACTACATAATAGCTGGTGTAGGCGTTATTATTATCTTATCTGTATTGGTATCGTTATTTTAAATGCCAGCAGGAGGAAAAAGACCAGGAGCAGGGAGACCTAGAGGTGTCACCGCAGGAACAAAGCACGAAAGACTAGAAAAGATGTTGGGTAAAGGCACTAAAACACCTTTACAGTATATGTTGAACATATTGAACGACAAAAAAACATCTCCTGAAAAAAAGATGTGGGCTGCTGAGAAAGCTGCACCATTTGTACACCCACGGTTATCTTCTGTAGATCAAAAACTACAAGGTGACAAAGACGAGCCTGTAGAAATAGAAGTTAAATGGAAAGAATAGTTTGAAGATTGAAATACCTTACAAACCACGACCCTTACAAAAAGAATTACACAATAAATTAAAACGCTTTAATGTTATTTGCTGTCATCGTAGGTTTGGCAAAACTGTTTTTGCAATTAATCACTTAATTAAAACAGCTTTAGGTAAACCTAATCAACGGTTGGCATACATTGCACCGACATACCGACAAGGTAAGAACGTAGCGTTTGACTATTTAAAAGAATACACACAACCTCTTATGAAACTAGGAGGCAATCGTCACGAAACAGAACTAAAAGTAGACTTGTGGAATGGTTCACGCTTACAAATATTTGGTTCTGACAATCCAGATGCACTCAGGGGATTAGGATTTGATGGCGTATGTTTAGATGAGTTTGCACTTATGTCACCTCGTACATGGACAGAGGTTGTAAGACCTGCTGTATCTGACAAACTAGGCTATGTGATCTTCATTGGAACACCCATGGGTCACAATCAGTTCTGGGATGTATACGACCTTGCAAAACGCAGAGGTGGTAATTGGAAAGCTGTATTATACAGAGCATCTGAA